CAAGCAGCAGCAGTTCGATGTCGTCTTCTTCCTCGTCATCGAGGCGTTTCAGATAGGCAGCGAGCGCCAGGGCAATGTTGTCGCTCTCCCCGGCCAAGGTGCTGGGGATGTAAAAGGTGTCCGGCAATGCGGCTTGGACGATCTCCGGCGTGAAGCCCAGAAACCTCGGAAGCAGCGCGTTGACCTCAGCCGCGATTGCAGGGCTGACCGTGCGTTTCTTCAGCCGCTTCGGGAGGCTTGCCGCTTCAATTTTCGTAACCGCGTTGTTACGGTAGACCAGATAGCGCGTTCGACGCCCGCTCCCGCCGCCACCGCGTCGAACGGGCGTAGTGTCAAGCCCAAGGGCCACACTGTCAGTGGGTTCAGATGCCGAAAGGCTAGCAGTATGTTTTGCCGCCAGGGCAATGGTTACGCTATCGCTAGCCTCAGTTAGGGCAAATGAGGCAACGAGAAAATTGCCACTGACAATGACCGCAGTATCAGCGGCTTCGGTTGCACTGAGACTAAGCGTTGTCGCCGCACTGAGGCCAATGCTGGCCGAGTCGGTCGGCTCAGTTGCCGCTAGGCTGGCCGAATAAGCAGTCGATAGCGCCAGTGCCGCCGTGTCGCTGTTTTCGTTCGCAGCCAGGCTGGCAAGATGTGCTGCACTAAGTGCGAAGCTGGCAGCGTCGGCCGCTTCTGTAGCAACAAGAGAGCCTGTAACCGTGGTGAGCGGCGTGTAGATAATAAGCATAGCGCCCTGAGCGCCATTGCCACCGTTGCCCGTAGTGGACGAGCCGCCACCACCACCACCGCCGCCGCCGTAGAGACCAGCAGCGCCACCTGTGCCAGCAGTTGCCGTACCGGAGTTACCGCCACCGCCACCGGCACCGCCGCCGGGGCCAACAGCGATACCCGTTGACAAGATATAATACTGGCCGGGTCCACCAGCACCGCCAGTTTGACCCGTATTTGCACCGCCAGAGCCGGAGCCGCCGCCGCCAAGGATGCCGGGGTTACCGGCTGTTGCTGACGCAACTGTTGCAGCCTGCGTAGCAATTGCGTTCAGGCCACCCGCAGCACTGGTTGTCGTGCTGCTATCAATAGCCGCGCCAGCGATACCGCCGCCGCCGCCGCCGCCCGAATTAGCATTTCCGCCTTCACTGCCATTAAAACCGTTGGCCGCTGCTGTTGCTGCGGAACCGCCGCCTCGTCCACCCCCATCAACTGTGACAGCGCCAGATTGTTTTGTATTGCCGCCACTAAACTTGCTGGTCCCGAAACCGCTAGCTGCCGCGCCGCCAACACCGCCGCTGGCAAGCCCGCCCGTTCCACCTTTGGCAAGAACGCCTGTGGTGGTGGAGGTAGGTGCCGTATTGGACGACGTGTTAGTCGAGGTATCCCAGTTTAGCCATGTGTCGCCGCCAGCCGTGCCAGCCGTATTAGCCGCTGTCGCGCCTACGCCTTTGGAACCGATGGAGATGTAAACCGTTGAGCCTTTACCGAAAGCAAAGTCGCTGCTGACTGATGCAGCACCACCGCCACCGCCAAAACCTTGGTTGCCGCCATTGGTTGCACGGCCACCTGCACCGCCCGCGCCAATGGCGATGACGGTGTTGGTCGAGGACATGTCCGCCGGTGTCGTCCAAGTCGTGCCGCTGTCAAGAAGGACGGTCTTCTGCGTGGGTGTATAAGTGATGACAATCAGGCCAGTGCCGCCAGCTTGACCCTGCACGTTCGCCGCAGATCGCAACGCGCCGCCGCCGCCGCCACCATAAGCACCGCTGGTCGTGCCGCTAGCGGCTGTTGTCCGAGGACCACCGCCTGTACCTGAGCCTTGAATACGACTAATATTGTTGTACACTGCTGCTGAGGTCCAAGTGTTTACGGCAAGGATTTCAGCACCTGCAGTGCCGTTATTATTTGCTGCCGGTCCAGCGGTCGTGCCGCCGTTTGCGCTACCACCATTGGTTGATGTTCCAGCGCCACCTACCCCAATAGTACCCGCAGCGCCGCCTCCAGCCCCGCCGCGCGTAGAAGCAAGGCCAGCAGCACCATCACCACCTGAGTATTTTGTGGTTCCAACACCACTAGCAGCATCTCCACCTATTCCAGCCGTGCCGTTGGCCGCTGTAGTCGTGCCGCCGCCGCCAGTGCCGCCTTTAGCACCGACCGATGAAGCCGCGAGGTTCGCGCCGTTGAAATAGGTGTCACCGCCCGTTCCGCCGTTTCCCCCCGTTGCAGCGCCCGTCGAGCCGCCAGCCCCGGTGCCATAAGTGATAGTCGCACCAGCCGTCAGAGACAAATTGGTTATGGTTGATGCTGCGCCACCGCCGCCGCCGCCGCCAGTTGCTCCAGATGTAGTTCCAGCCCCGCCGCCGCCACCTCCGCCGCCAATCGTCGTGATGCTATTGTTCGACGAGTTCCAGTCGGCGGGAACAAGCCACCTCGTGCCAGAAATCAGGAAGACCGTCTTGGACACGGGAGAATAGGTGATAATGATGGTGCCTTGAGCGCCCACAGCGCCGTTGTTAGCGCCATAGCCACCGCTGCCGCCGCCACCGTATGCTCCGCCTACTTTGCCAACTCCTGCTGCTGTAGTTGCACCAGCACCAGACCCAGAACCTGCTGTTCCGCTAGTATTGCCGTATGTACCGCTATATGTATTAGTGTAGATTAAATTCGCCCCGGCGGTTCCCGCAGTATTTACCGCTCCGCCAGCGAGAGCACCGTTATTGGCCGTTCCGCCGGTAGTTGACGTACCGTTCCCGCCTGCACCAAGAGGCCCCGCCGCGCCGCCAGCGGAACCGCCGTATGTAGCTGTGACGCCCGCAATGCCATCGCCGCCTGAATACTTGAGCGTACCGATGCCACTTGCCGAAGCGCCGCCTGTGCCGCCCGTGCTGGTGCCGCCGCCCGTGCCGAGCCCACCGCCCTTGGCTCCTACGGATGACGCAGCTAGAGAAGCGCCATTGAAATAGGTGTCGCCACCCGTTCCACCGTTGCCACCTGTTGCCACACCAGCCGAGCCAGCAGCGCCAATGGCATAAGTAATTGCAGCGCCGGGGGTAAGCGTAAGGTTAGTTACGGCAGAATAAGCGCCGCCGCCGCCACCTGCGCCGCAGAACGTAGGACCGCCATTGCCGCCAGCGCCGCCGCCACCGCCCGCGCCGATCACCTCAATCTTGTTATCGGCAGCATTCCAGTCCGCCGGAACCGTCCAGGACGTTCCAGCGGTTAGGATAATGACGGGCATGGCGGTTCCGTCTTAGGCGTTCGGATCAATGAACGATTGGCTTATGTCGTCGTAAACCCAGCCAATGTCGCAAGGAATGTCGGTCACGTTGACAAGCCGAGTGCCTTCAGGGGCCGCATCGACTTCTGCATTGGCAACAATCACGTTGATTACAATCAATGTTGCCAGATCAATAACCGCTGCACGCATTACGTCACCCCCAGTTTAGCCGTGAGTGATGGTGCCGGAGGTCACCTGAACCGTTTGGCCCGAGGTGATGGCTGTGGAGGAAATCGTGATGTCAGTGCCCGATGTGCCGACCGTCAGGCCGGAAACAATCACCGTGCCCGCGTTGTTTCGCAGTTCTGCCAACGCTGCTGTCCCCGTCGCCGCGGCCGTGGCGCTCAGAGGGACACCGGAAATGGTCAATACCGATCCCGAAACGGTGGCCGGGGTGATCGAAAGCGGAATAGTCGCCAGCACGCCGGTTGCGCCAGACAGCGACGAGGTGCCGATGACCAGATTGCCAGCCGCCGTGCCCGTTACTGAAATAGTCGGGGCCGTCGCCGTGCCCAGGGCATTGACGACAAGGTTAAGCCGGTTCGTCTTGAGCGACGAGGAATAAGTCACAGCCATGTGGGGTGATCCTTAGTTCAACAGTTTCCGGGTGCCGACAGCCTTGCCGGTGGCCGGGTCGCGGACAATTTCAGTGGGGGCGCTAAGGTGCTGCGCCAAAGCCTGCTGGCCCTGCTGCACTTGCCCCATGGCCTGCATAACCGCCTGAGTGGACGCCATCAGGCTTTCGGCAATCAGGTCGAGCTTGTCTTTCGGCTGTGTGGTGCCATCGGCAACAGCCATGTCTTTCATGCCGAGTTTCAGCAGTTCGATCTCGCGCTGCTGCGCCAACTCAGTCTGGCGCATCGCCATTTCGTTCTGGAATTTGTACATTTCAAAGCGCTGCTGCTGCTCTGCGGTCGCCATGTCGGCCTGCATCTGCGCGGCTTCCTTGGAGGTCGCAGCCTCGGCCTTCTGCTGCTCCAACTGCATTTGGGCTTGCAGCTTCTGCTGCTCAACGCTGGGCTGTTGTGAGGCTTGTGCCGCAGCCTGTTTCAGGCCCTGCACATCGTCCTCGCCAAAGTCCGGGTAGTAAAAGTCGGGGCTTTTGAGGCCCGCTGACTCGGCGATCTTCTTCATGGTCTCAACGACCTTGGGCAATAGGTCGATGGCCTGCTCGGTTGCGCCCGAGCTTTGGAAGCGGTCGGCCAAAGCGATCTGGTTCTGCAACACGCCCTGAAGCATCATCATATCGCGCTCACGCGAGCCGGTGCCCAAGCCGACATTGATGGTGCAGTCCATATTGGCGTTCCACACGCGGGGATCCATTTCCACGAACTCATCCCGCAAGCGGATGATACGCGGGCGGTCCTGATGCTTGACGATCAGGCGCAGGATTGACTGAAACACGCGTTTCCAGCCCAGTTCGGCCATGTTGCGGGCAATCAGTTCGATCTGCGAATAGGACGCGTCGCGCTGGTTCTGCGAGGCGGTGGCGGTCTGGTTCTGCAAGGCCTCGGGGTCAAGCGCCATTGACTGCCGCGATACGCCTGTGCGCCTAGCCACAACCTCATCCATGAACTGGATGGCGCTAAACGCCTTATCGGCAACGAAGGGCACAATATGCGGCTGAATCGGCGCGGTGCCCGGCTTCTTCCAGATCAACCCACCAAACTTTGGCGCAACGAGAATGTCCGGGTTCTGCACCGACCCAGCCTCAACCTCACGCATTGGCATATTGGAGGCGTAGAGGTTGTCGAGCGCCTGGCGCAGCAACTGCGTCTTAATGCGCTGGATGTCCTTGGTGCGGTCGGCGACGCTATCGGCGTCCCAGCGGTGCGGGATCGGGTAGCAAGGAATGTCCGTGTACGGAACATCGTCTTCCCACTGCGTCCACTTGAGGATTTTGCCCCCACCAGCGTTCCCGGCGTACCAGACCTGCACCTGCTCAGCGATGCCGTCATTGTCGATGTCAGCTTTGACGTAGCATTCGTAGAGGTCGATGAAATCCTGCGACTTCAGCGTATTGGTGCGGAGGTTGAGGAAATTGTCGGTGCGGGCAATGCCCTCGGCATTATCAAGGCGCTGGCTGTGCGCGGCCAGATCGGCCACCACATCCTTGTCAAAGCCCATTTCGATGAGGTCGGATCGGGTCTTGGTATCGTGCAGATAGGCAATGAACCGGGCGTCTTCAGTAGAGGTCGCGTCGGCGTCAATGTAGAAGTTCTCGGGCTTCACGGCACGGACATCGAGGCGACCGCGAGCGCTTTCACGCTTCACCTTCACATCAAACGTCGGCACCGGCATGTCCACCATCTGCCCATCAGGGCCGGGGGCGGAAATCATGTCGGGCTCGTCATTCTGGCTGTGGGCGATAATCTCCACGCCATCTTCGTCCATCAGCAGCGCCAGTTGCGGCGGCGTTAGGCGAGAATGAAACGACACCTCAACCTTGGGGCTGTCGTCCCAGCGGTGATAGATGATGCCATTGCCATTGAGCAGCGCGTCGTGGGTGGCATTGTACAGCGTGCGGTAGCCGTCATTGTCCGACATGAACACATAGTTCACGTAGTCGGTGGCCTGCTTGGCGAACTCAACATCGTTCTCGCGCATCGGCTCATAGAGCGCCATGTGGTCGGACGCGGTGAACACCCGGACGATGCCGGGGAGCATCCAGGCAATCGTATCGCTGACATCCATTGACACGACCGACGAGCGGTTAGCCGGGGGCGGCAGGTCGCGCATGTCGCCGCGCAGATATTCCATGTTCTCAACGCGCTTGGCGACGAGTTCCGACTTGGCAAACTGATGCGCGGAAGCCAGTTCAGCCGCGATGAGCGACGAGAGGTCATTGCCCTCAATGTCGGGGATGTCTTCGGCCATTAAACCACCCAATCGGTCTGCACTTGCGGCAGGTCTTTCAGCTTCGGGGCGTCGTCTGCGCCCATCACGCCGTAGCGGAAGGCGTCAGCCCCATGCGAGGCGCTATCGTGCAACGGGCGGGGCCGCAGCACTTCGTTCTTGGTGTCATACTCGGCCCGATACATGCGAAGCCGGTCGAGCCCGAGGGCGCACTTGTCAGCGTCAAACCAGAAGCGGTTGAAGCGAACACGCGCCGCGTCGATGCCGTCCATCACTTCATGGCGGGGAACGATGCGGACGTTCAGCCCGCGCTCCTCAAGGAACTGCTTGCGGCTTTTGCCGGTCTGCAATTCCCGCGCCTCAGCGTCGTGCGGCAACAGATGCTCGTGAATGGTGTAGCCTCGGGCCTTCACCCAATCGACGTAGTGGTCAAGCGCCTGGCTGCTGGCTTCGTAATAGTCGAGCCAATGCCATTCACGGCCGATAATCTGGCCGACCCAGATGGCGGTCGAGTCAGCAATGCCCAAGTCCCAGGAGGCGAACACATCGGCGCTGCGCTCAAGCGGCACCTTGGTGATCCGCCCGTCATTGCTCGCCGCTTCCATTTCGCGGCCATAATAGGCACCGGCTACAGCCGCCTGGAACGAACATTCATATTCCTGGAGGAAGGCCTCCGGCGTCATCTGTTGCTTTGCGTCTGCCAGTTCCTTCGGGTCAATGATCCCGGTTTCTGACGACTTCAGCGTGGCAGCGAACCAATCCTCGTTACCCCGCGCTTCCTGCACGATGTCATAGAAGCGGTTACGGCCCTTTGGAGTGCCAATGAATGAAGCCCAACCCTTGCGGTCGCTGAGCGCCGGTCGGATCACTTCCACCCAGGCACGGGGATCAATGTCACCGCTTTCATCAATCACCACGCCGTCGAGGTACAACCCGCGCAAGCGCTCATAGTTTTCCGCGCCATAAAGCCGGATGCGAGCGTCATTGTGCGGCAGCGTTACCGACAACTCCGATTCCGAGGTCTTAATGCCCGGAATGGAGGCCGTGTATTCCTTGAGGTAGCTCCACGCTACGTCCTTGGCCTGAGCATAGGTCGGCGCGACATAAGCGAAGCGCGGCGCACGGCCCTGATGGGACACGGCTTTAGCAACAAGGTCCATGACGCAGGCTACGGTCTTGCCTGCCCGTCGATGCGCCACCACTGCGGCCCATCTTTCCTTGCGCGTGAGGTACGGCACAAAGGCAGGGCGCGGAATGAACTCAATTTCGATTGAGCGCATCGCCACCAAACGACACTTTGACGCTGATCGGCCCGCCGTCTTCGCCGGTCACTTCAACCGCGGCCAGATCGGGCAGGACTTTCTTCATCAGCGCAATAGCAGCAGACACTTGCGTGCTGCTCATTTCACGCACACCTTCAACATGCTCAATTAAAGCATTGAGAATGTTGCTATTTTGAATTTTAACCCGATGTTCGGGCGACATTGTGAAGCCTGGGCTTCTTCCACGAGTCATGTATTTACCTCGCCGGGGCCAAGTGGCAGATCGGCATTTGCTAAGCGCAAGCACATATTTGTGCTAAATGTCGTTTACTTGCACATTTGTGTGCAGTAGGGTCAGCCGTCAACCAAGGAGGCCACGATGGCAACCACAAAATGGGCCGTTTACAGCACTGACCTAATCACGCGGGACACTGCGTTCCCGTTTGTCGAAACGCTTGTGAGCATTCATGACAGCGCATCAGATGCGATGGGCGAAGCAAATCGGCTGAAGCGCGAGGATCGCAGCAAGTCCTACATCGTTGGCGAGGCGCAATGACCCCGGAAGATTTTGCCCGCTGGCGCAAGCTGATGGGCCTCAGCAAGCTTAAGGCGGCTGAAGCCCTTGGCATTTCGCGCAACATGCCCGCCAAATACGAAAGCGGGGAACGCGAGGCCCCGTTGACTGTGGCCTTGGCCTGCGCAGCGCTGTTGCGCGGCGTTAAGCCTTGGCCCGAATAGCCAGCCACCTCAACGAAGGTGATGCGGGTCAGACCCTGAACTGGCGCTAGTCGGCGTCAGGCGTGAGCAGGGCCAGCTTGGCCTTCTCCATCGCCCAAAGCATTTCGGGTTTCGTGGTGAGGTTGCTCACCATGTAAAGCGTGTCGTCCCGATCCCAGCCGAGGATCACGACTTCCGGCAGGTCGGCCTTGATCGCTTCTCGAAGCAGCATGTCAGCCGAGAACGGCTGCTTGGTCTGGCCGGGGAATAGCTCGACGTTATCGTTATGCGGCTTTTCAGGCGCTGCCATTGGGCGCTCCGTGATCCCTGTCAATCAATGCAGCACCTCCGGGTCATCAGTCATGGCGCGAGCCAGCGAATTGTTTGCCGCGTACAGCGTGGCAATCTGCAATTCGAGCATGGCAATGATGTCGGTGAGCCGGTCATTGTCTTCGCCGCTGAGCGTCACGGCTTCGTGGTTATCGGCAGCGGTAAACAGCCGCGTCAGCAGCGCGTCGTCTAGTTCGGCTTCGTCCATGAGGACCGCCTATGCTGGTGAGTGGTGCCCGCTGCTCGTCGCTGGGTGGAGGAACCAAAGCGACTGCTTGTCCTAGGCCGCGCTGGCGGGCGCAGCGTAACCCTGAAAACGCAAAAACCCGCACCAGTGCGCGGGCTTCATGCATCAGAGACGGTAAACCGCACCCTGAAAACACCGACACATTGCGCTGATTTGCCCACCATTGCAAGTCAAGCGGCGTGCTTGTGAATAAGTCCATAGTGCTTGGCTAGGGCGTTCAGCGCCAACCGCAGATCACCCACCAGGTGCCAGAGCGCTACGTCCCGGCACACGCAAAGATCGAGCGCCGCAAGCAGCGTCGCATCGTTGCGAAGTGCGTTCTGCGCCACCTGCACGGCATTCAGTGTTGCCTCATAGCGGGCCACTGCCTGCTGAGTGCGGCTGATGTTCTCGCCGCTCGCCCTGCCCTGCACTCGGTTGAGGTCTACAGCGTCCATTTCGGCCGGGGCACTGATTGCCCGCCGATAGGCGTCACGCTCAGCGAGGTAGGTCTTCGCCGCATCAAGCTGGGCCGGGGAGATCGCCTTTTTATCGCAGAGCCGCCCAACGAATGACCCGGCATTCTGTCCTTTGGCACGGTCGAGCGGGACACCGTGGACGCGGACGCGGGCCATGACCGCAACGTGCATCGCGTCCCAACTTTCGGCGTTGATCGCCGCAGACTCGCGGGCTTGGCGTTCGGCTGGATCACGGCTCAGGCGTCCGTTGAGTTCACGCTTGCCGGGAGAAGGTTTCTTGCCACGCTTGCCCATTATGCTGCCTCCTCATTAACTGACGCGGCCAACTTCTTGTCCACCATGTCAATGCGTTCACCGATCCAGCGCATGACGTTGACCGCCATACTGTTGCCGAGCGCCTTGTATCGAGGTCCATCAGCGGCAGGCTTATTGCGGTGCGAAACCAGCGTGAAATTGTCCGGAAATCCCTGCAAGCGCTCACATTCCGTGGGCATAAGGCGGCGGACGGCCATGCCAACCGAAACAGCCATCGGGTTTTTCGCCTGCAAGGTCTGGTTCTCTCCGGCATCGACCTGCGGCACGCTCATCTTTGCGCCGAAGCTGATGGGCTGCTGCACATAGTCGCCACCCTGGTTGCCGGTCGTTGGGCCAGTAGCCATCAGCGGCTGCGCTACATCAACCGCTCGGGCCTTGTAATCCTTGCCGCTGTTCTGCGGCATGATGGAGTAGACAACCGGAGCTTCATGCAGGCAAGTCAGGCTTGGCGCACCACCATCAGTGCGGATTTCAGCATTCGCTTGGCCGCTAGACATGACGATAGTTTGGTCTACTTCACCACTGCTACCAGTGCCTGATGCAACGCCTCCGGCAACTCTTTGCCCCGCTTCTCGGCGCGGCGGAGGATCCCCGCGCAAGCTTTGGCCGTCAAATAGTACCGCTGCGGCAGGTCGCCAGTCTCCAAAATATCCGACAACGAACACACGCCGCCGCCGTTGAGGAACGGCATGTTCAAAGCCGCGTGTTCGGACGAACTGAGCGTCCAGCACTCGGTAGGCGAACCCATACCCGAGTTCTGCCAGCCCCCGGAGGAAGGTGCCAAAGTCCCGTCCTCGGTTGGATGACAATACGCCGGGGACATTCTCCCAAACCAGCCATTGGGGGCGACGGCGTGCAGCAATGGCAAGATAGGTAAGCATGAGATTACCACGGGGGTCAGCCAATCCGGCTCTAAGGCCCGCGATTGAAAAGGATTGGCAGGGTGTTCCGCCGACAAGAAGGTCAATTGCATGGTCAGGCCACTCGCTAAATTTTGTCATGTCGCCGTGGTTCGGCACATCAGGGTAGTGGTGAGCCAAGACCGAACAAGGAAACGGCTCAATCTCGGAAAAAAACACTGGCTCCCATCCAAAAGGGTGCCAGGCCATCGTTGCGGCCTCTATGCCGCTGCACACTGATCCGTAGCGCATTATGCCGCCTCCCCTTCCGAGTCATTGCCGACCCGGTAATTGCCGCCCATTAAGCGGTTCATCAGCGAGGCCGGGTCTTGCGGCGGGTTGAAGCGTACCTGCACTTTTGACCAATGCTCGGCTCGGCTGGCTTCAGTGGGCCGCTCGGTGTCAAGCGCGGCCATCTCGGCATCGAACCGCTTCAGGCGCTCGGCCACACGCTGGCGCTCTTCAGGGGTTGCCGCTGGCACATCAGGTTTTGGCAACGAGGGCATGGTGTAGCGCTTGGTGCGGCTTTCGCTTTCAAGCCGCTGATTGCGGGCCTTGACCACCACACCACCAAGCAGCGGGGCGCTGGGCGAATACTGGCCGTTGTGCCAATCAATCTCACCCCGGATCAGCCGCCAGATTGCAACCTCAATGTCGCGCATGTCGTGCCCGTCAAGCGCCACGGCGTAGGCTTTCATCTGCGTTGCCCGGTCAACTCCGGGGGCGGAAGGGTACGTCGAGAACAACAATTCCAGAAGGCTGGGGATGGTGTGCTGAGACATCTGCGGCATCCATGTTACGGGCTAGTTGCCCAAAGGCTGCGGAAAGGGTGGGTTGGGATTGCATGGGGGAACCGCGAATGCCGGTACGGTCGGCAGCTTCCCGACACCAGTTGCGCCAGGCGGCTCGCCAATCGATCTTCGCGCCCTTGGCCGAGTTCACCGACCAATCCCGCATTTTCGCGGCTTCGAGATCGATACGCTGGGGAGGAAGGCCAGCCGTCAGCGCGTCGGCTCGCCACTCGTCGGGCAAGGTCCAGTCGCTGGGGAGGCGGGAGGCTTTCTTTTGACCCCCTTTAGGGGGGTTTTCTTTGAGGGTGGTGGGGGTGGAAGAAAGGGAAGAAAGGGGTGTGGGGGAAGAAGGGGAAGAAGGAGGGTCCGTTTCCACAATGTCCGCGGATTCCGCAGAATTCCGCAGACGCGCTTTCCGCTCCCGATCCTTTTCCCGGCGACGCGCAGCCTGCTCATCACGGGGCTCGCCGCCTGTAACCTTGACGCAAGCCAAGGCAACAAGGATGGCCTCAGGCGACATGCCCGAAACCTTCATCGCGTCAATGGTTGCGGCAAGGTCCAGCATCATGCCACCTCGGCCGGGAGGCCCAGAACCCGCTGCTCGTGCATACGGACGCCATGCAAAACGGTGGTGTGGTCACGGCCACCGATCAGCCGACCAATATCTGGCAGCGACATCGCCACCTCTTTCTTCAGCCGGTAGAACACCTCATGGCGACAGGCCACGATACGCGGCTGGCGCTGCTTGCTGTGCAGTTCCGTCCACGTAATGCGGTGCTTCAGGCACACTTCCTCGGCAATCTGCTTCCACAGCGGCTTTGCATAGTTGATCTCGGAATAGGGCCAGACCTTGGTCCAATCGACGGTGTTGTGCTGCACGGGCTTTGCCACCCAGGGCTGCACCACCGTTCCCATGTGCATGGGATAAACGTGAAACGGCGTCTGCTCCGGCTCTGGTTTTACCTCCAACACTGGCGTCTGCTTCGGCGCAGTGGGCCGACCGCGCCCTTTAGCCTTGGCAGGACCAGCGGCCTCTGACACTTCGGCAGTCACTGCCTGCGGCTTGCGCTCGGCAATGCCAGCCATTTTGCGGAGCAGGCGGGCTTCCTTATTGGTCGCGTAAATGTCGCCAAGGCTTTTGAGTTGGGCCATCGCGCCCTGCTTCTGCCGCTCAATGATCTTGGCGCGGGCGGGGGCGTCGGTTTTCTGTGCCCAAAACGGGTGGGGCGTTATCATTTCGCAAGCTCCATAAAGCGGTGCATCGGCAGCACGACCAGCCATTGCGAGCGGTCGCGGCGGATAAACAGGGCATCATGCGCGCCCAACCATTCGTAGATTTGGCTGAAGCCCGTGGCCCGGACCTTGACCTCGGCAACCCAATCGCTGCCCTTTACCGGCAACGACACATCGCCAACGAACTTGCCCCCGGCTGCGCCGGACAACGGTACTTTTTCGGCCCCGATGCCTGCCTCTTGCAGGGCATCAACCACCTGGCGCTCGTTGCGGAGGCCCTTGTCACGACTAGGCTTGCCCATCGGTCAAACCCTTCCGCGCTTCATTGATCTGCTGACGAAGCAGAGCAACTTGATCTGAAAGACCGCATAGGCGGTCGCTAATATCTTCAGGAATGTCATGTGGTGCCCCCATCTTCATGACCTCAATTTCAGTGATGAGCTTCGCCGCCATGCGCTCGCACGCGGCGAGGTAGGCAGACCGCAGCTTGGCGAACAGCCCAACGTCGCAGGTCTTCGCCCGGTGATGACGCAGGTGTTCGATGGCGGTCGAGCGGATGCCGTAGCGGCGTTCAATCAGCGCCAGTGCAGCCTCGGTGTCAGAACCCCGGCTTTCGATCTCCACCAGCTTGCGGGCAAGGTCTGATGCTCCGTCCACCGACAGGGCCGGTGGGCCGTTAACCATTTTGGTCGTTTCTATAAATCCCATTGTCGAGCCTCCACGCTCTAATGGCGGGGCACAGGAGACGCCGCCATGTGGGTACGGTTGGATAAAGTGGTTGCTGGCCTCGTCGGGAAAGCAGCCGGGACCGAAGCCCCGGCTCAGTTCGATAGGGAGGAACAAACAACTGTCCGCTGCCACCCGCAGGCGGCGACTGACTGCACGAGCCGCATGGCCCCTGCCCCGTCTCTCGACAGGCGAATGGAGGCGCTGACCGCCAGCATTCGTCTGTGGAGGGTTGCCCGGACGGAGCGGGAGGAAGCACCCCGTCCGGGTCATGCCGCTCGCCAAGGAGGGGGAGCGAGCGGGAATCATGCGGGCACCAGCGCGAAGTCATTAGGCGTGACCTCGCCATTCGTGACCTCGTAGATGCGGCGAAGCTGTCCCGGCATCGGGAAGCGCTCACCCCGGCACCACTTGATGACGGCCGAGCGCGACACCCCACCGATCAGGGCGGCGGCTTGTTCGTAGGTCAGCCCATTGGCTGTGATGTAGGTGCGAAGGTTCATGGGGTGTTTATGCCCCAAAGTGAGTAACATGACAACCCTTAAATGAGGAGGGACATGCAACTCGATACGGGTGTAACTCGGCTATGAGCGAAAAACTGAAAGCCGCCCGTGAAAAAGCGGGGATGACCCAGGAACAGGCTGCGGTACGTTTGGGTATGTCGCGCAGCAACTACATCAAGTTAGAGCGTGGCGAGCGGCAGTTCCGCGAGAAATATGTTGTGCTTGCCGCGCAAGCGTTCGGGGTCGATCCTGCCGACCTGATCGACAACTCAACGCCGCTCAATCAATTGCTGGAGACAGCCAGGCCCCATATCGGCAAAACGCTGCCTTTTGCGGGCTATGTTGCTGCGGGCCTATGGCACCCTGTGGACGACCTCGATCAAGACGGTGGCCGTCAGGTGCCTGACTTTGTGTTAAGCCACCCGGCTTATCCCAAGGCCCGCCAGTATGCCTACATGGTGCGCGGCGACAGTATGAACCTCGCCGGAATCGATGATGGCATGTGGGTGGTTGCTGCCGATGCTGCCGACTTCGTGGACTTGTATGGGGAAACCGAAAGTGGCGATCTGGTGGTGGTCGAGCGCAGCCGCCTTCAGGGCTCAGAACGCGAATTGACCGTTAAGGAAATCCGCTTTTACCGCGACCGCTATGAGCTGTTGCCACGATCCAGCAATCCAGTTCACCAGCCTATCGTTGTGCAGCACAACCACGGCGTAGACCCCGACAAAGAGGAAGTACGGGTCATTGGCGTGGTACTGACCTCTTATCGGGATCATCGGCGGCGAAAATAGTCTGCCATTAATCGGGGGGAACCCTTCCAAAGGGCATTTGCCCTGCCAGCCCAATGCGGTAGAAGCCGAGTGCAACCAACCGCCAAGACGATTGCACCGAAGCCCCGGCCTTGCGGCCGGGGTTTTTTGTTGAGTCGGGTCAGCGCAAATACGGAATACCTCATTTTGAGGTAGTTCTACCTTGCAGTACTGCCTCAGTTTGGGTAAGTTCACTTCCATGAGCGGCGCACAGCCGCAGTGTGGAGGTAGAAAATGCAACTCGAATATGTGACGCCCCTCACCGTGATCGTCGGGGATGAGGCGTCCTACTTTGACGATCTTGAACTGCGCGTTGATTTCAATTTCCATCGTGCCAAGGCAGATACTTGGAACGAGCCGGGGAACGGCCCAACGGTCGAAATCACGGCGCTGTCGCTCTACAGCCATAACGCCAAGACCAATGTTGATCTGCCGCAGTGGCTCGAAACCCGCATTATCCATGATGACCTAGAGGATCGGCTGGCGGATTACGCCGAGCGCGAAACCTCCGTTGATGCCTACACCGGCTTTTTGGCGAGGTCGGCATGAACACCGTCATGGCTATCCTTGAAAACGAAGGCTTCATCACCTTCGCCAGCGTTGCCGTCTACATCGCCATGCTAGTGATGCTGTGCGAGGGGGTGTGGTGGTGAGCCAGTTCCTGACCCTTGATGCAGCCGCCCTTGCCCGCGAGTTCGATGCGCTGTTCGCAGCGTATCCCGAAATGGCCGATGACGAGGAACTGCGCCGCGACATGCTCGATGGCGAAACCAGCATCACCCGCGTGTTGTTGCACGCTTATGATGTGCTGACTTCCGCCAAGATCGTGCAGGCGGGCATTGATACCGTGCTTGTGGACCTCAAGGCCCGCAAGGACCGCTTTGCCCGCCGCGAGGACGCCATGCGCTCTCTGATGCTTGGCATCTTGGAAGCGGCGCACCTGCCCAAGCTGGAACTGCCGGTCGCCACGCTCAGCGTCCGCGACGGCACGACCAGCGTGGCAATCACCGACCTTGAGGCTCTGCCCCAAGGCTACTTCAAAACCATCCGTCAGGCCGACAAGACGGCCATCAAAGCCAGCTTAGAGCAGGGCGAAGCTATCCCCGGCGCGGAACTCGTGACCGGCGAACGCAGCCTTACAGTGAGGAACAAATGATCGAACATTCAGAACAAATCACCGAACTGACCAAAGCCTTGGTCATCGCTCAGACCCACCTCGGCGGTGTGGTCAAGGACGCCAAGAATCCGCACTTCAAGTCGCAGTACGCGACCCTGGGCGCGGTGATGCTTGAGGCGCGGCCGGCGCTCAACACGGCGGGCATCGCGCTCAGCCAAGCACCGGGTCGGCTGCGCGATGGGTTGATCGAAATCACCACCACGCTGCTGCACGGCGAGAGCGGGCAGTGGATGTCCTCAACGCTGGAAGTGCCGGTCTCGAAACGTGACCCGCAGGGCGTTGGCTCAGCCATCACCTACGGGCTGCGCTATTCGCTGCAAGCCATGTTGGGCATCCCCAGCATTGACGACGATGGCGAAGCCGCCATGGACCGCGATGCTGCCCCCACTGCGGCAATTGCACCGCCCAAGCCCGCAAGCAAGGCAGATGCCCGCGTCACTTATGACCGGCTGTCAAAGGCCAACCGTGAGATCAAGACCAGCGACGAGTTCAACAAGTTCTGGACCAACGCCAAGGTGATCCAGGCATTCAAGACCCTGCCCGAGGATTGGCAGGAAAACCTGTACGCCGAGCGCGACGACAAGTCGGCGGATCTGGATGAAATCGAAGACCTGCGGGCCGCTGCGCCCAAACTTGAAGAGGTGATCTGATGAACGAGCGCATGGACATTGTGAGCCCGCGCCCCGGCAAGGACGGCAAAAACTACTTCACCAAGATTGGGTCGGCGTGGCCGACGAAGAACGGCGGCTGGTCGCTAACTTTTGACGCGCTGCCCTGCCCCGCCATCAACGACAAGGGGGTGCTTGAAACCCGCGTGTTGATGATGCCGCCACGTGACCCGGGCCTGTCGAGCCGCGCACCGGCAAGCGTCATGGACGGCGATGATATTCCCTTTTGAGGAGGGGGCCATGGGTTACTTCGAGGACTGCAAAGCTGCATTCCTGCGGGCCAGGTCGGAAGATGATTTGAACACCGCATCGCTTATGCTGGAGGACGTTGGCTTCAACGCCCTCCCCGCCAAGCAACAGGCTGAATTGACGCAACTGGAAGACCAGTTGTGGTCGCAGTTTGAAGACGAGGAGGTCAGCCAATGGGCCGCGCCAGTGTGAGGATCAGGTCGGAAGCCGACCGCAAGTTGATCTTGGATTGGGCCTATCGCGCCCCAAAGGGCACGACCGTGACCTTTAAGGCCGATGCCCGGTCGCCAGAGCAAAATGATCTGATGTGGGCGCGGCTCACCGACATCAGCCGAGCAGTCGCCTGGTATGGCCGCAAATTGAAGCCCGAGGATTGGAAAACGATTTTCACGGCCTCGCTGCGAAAGTCGGATGTCATCCCCGGCATTGATCCGGGGACCGTGGTCCCGCTTGGACTCTCAACCTCAGACATGACGGTCAGCGAAATGACCGCCCTGCTTGACCTGATCGATGCCTTTGCCGCTGAGCGCGGTGTCACGTTCAAAGAGGAGTTGGCCGCATGAGCCTTACGCAATTCGAAGAAGCCGTGTTGCCCCTTTACGAGCAGCACCGGGCCGATTGGCTTGAGCAAGCGCGTCAGGAAGCCCGGTTGCTGGCAGAGCGCCACGACTTCGTGACCATTGAAATGGTGCGCGAAAGGTGCCCGCCGCCCGCTGGCGTTGATCCTCGCGTCATGGGCGCGGTGTTCACCCGCGCTGAGTGGGAAAACTGCGGCTATGTCATGGGCAAGCGCAAGGAAAGCCACGGCCGTCCGGTGGCGCAGTTTCGGCGGAAGTCATCAAATGCCGCGAACGCTGCCTGAGTGGATCGGCAAGACCGCTAACAGCGCCATCCCGCCTCGCGTCCGGTTGCGCGTGTGGGACCGTTGCGAAGGCAAGTGCGGTGAGTGTGGACGCAAGATCGGCGTCGGTGAGGAATGGATTGTTGAACACCTGACCGCGCTGATTAACGGCGGAGCCAACCGAGAGACAAATCTCGGGATCACTTGCGGCTGGTGCAAGCCCAATAAGGACGCCCGCGACGTAGCCGAGAAAGCCAAGGTGGCGCGGGTTCGCTCCCGTCACCTTGGGGTCAAGCAATCAACGCGTCCCATGCCTGGATCAAAAGCCAGCGGCTGGAAGCGCAAAATGGATGGAACGGTGGTGCCTCGATGAAACACCCATTGAGATTGGTTATTGGCCTGTGGTCAGCGGCGCTGATCCTGAGCATGGCGGGCATGGTGCTGGCAGCAGCGCAGCCCAATGCGTGTGATGTGGCGCGGGCTACGCTGCCCAAGGCGGTGCAGCTATGACTGAAATTGACCGGCTCAACATCCACATCAAACTTCTGACCAGCCGCCTCGACGCCATCGAGGAAATGGTGCGGAAAGACAAGCCCGCGCCGCAACGCGACACAAGCTGGCACCCGTATGATGTTCAGGTCGATAGCGTGATCGGCGACTACCCAAATGGCGACGAGCGCGTGGTTGTCATGCGCCGCGATGGTATCATCCAAAGCCCGTGGAAAGGCAAAGAACTGTACTGGGGCGCGAACGGCACCGACACCATCCAAATCATCGCGTGGCGCTACGCCAAGGAGGGCGAGTGATGGAAGCCCTCGCTGTCACCCTTGTTTTCGTCGGCAGCGCTGTCACGGGGGCGCTGTTGGGCATCTACGCCAAACTGCACCGCATCGCCTACCACATCGAAAGGCTGGCTGACCAATGACCGACAAACCCAAAACGGGCTCAAGCGGCTGGTGGGAGAAGAAGCATGAGCGACGTCGTCAAGAAGATCAGAAACGTGTTCGACGACACGGAAGAGATCGCCTCGTGGTGCGACGATACCTACGAGGGCCGTGAAACCTACGCGCATTTGCTTGGGCTATATGAAACCGCGCTTGAAGCCGCTTCCGAGATCGAGCGGCTGCGAGCGGCGCTGCATCAATGGGACGCTCTGATTGAGCATCAATATACCGGATCACGGCAAGCCATGTCTGACATGGTGGATGCCGCGCAGAACACCGCGCAAATCCTATACGGAGACCCGCCGTGGCCTGACCCGAAACCACGCGCAGCACTGGAGGCCAAAAATGAGTGACAACAAGGAAATGAAAATGGAAAATCTGACTATCAACGGTATCGAATACGCACCTGTAAACAAGCCAACCGGCACCCGTGCCGTAGTCGTGGTGGATCGCGGCTGGATTTTCGCGGGTGACGTAACCCGAGCCAATGGTCGCATCTGCCTGAGCAATGCGCTGCATGTGTTCAAGTGGGAAAACCTCGGCTTCTCAGGAATGATTGCCGACCCGAAGAAGGCCAAGGCCGATCTGCGCCTATGCGCCGATGTTGACATGCCGGAAGGTGCGGAAATCTTCTGTGTCCCGGTTGCTGACGGGTGGGGGCTGTAATGGCCCCCGCCACCATGCCTGTCGGCTCCGGCTACGGCTACGGCTACGGCTACGGCGACGGCTACGGCTACGGCGACGGCTACGGCGACGGCTACGGCAACGGCTACGGCAGCGGCAACGGCTACGGCTACGGCAGCGGCAACGGCTACGGCGACGGCTACGGCTACGGCTACGGCAGCGGCAACGGCGACGGCTACGGCTACGGCTACGGCTACGGCAGCGGCAACGGCTACGGCGACGGTACTGGTTATGGTACTGCTTCACCGCATCGCATGCGCCGCATAGCACTGGAGGCCAAGGATGAGTAGCCCAGCGAGGAGAATGCTGACTCGTGAGGAAGCTGCCGACTACTGCGGCTTCAAATCGCCAGCCGGGTTTGAAGCACATATCGCAGTTCGGCCAATCCGGTTCGGGCAAAGCGTGCGCTATGATGTCCGTGACTTGGACGAATATCTGGACCATTTGCGCGAGGCTGGCCCGCGTAAGTCCTTTGCGGAGTTGGCAGGCAATGAAAATAAAGGTCGTCGGGCTTAAGGAGTTCACAGACCGGCATGGCACCAAGCGTCGATACTGGAAGCGCACCGGCACCAGATATGTCGCTATTGATCCGCTGCTGAAGGGCGCTGCCCTCGCCGCCGAGATTGCCCGCCTGGAAGAAAAGCACCTGCACAAGCTGACCCCAAAAACGGGCACGCTGCGGGCGCTAATAACCGATTACAAAACCCGATCCGAACATTGGTCACGCCTCGCGCCACGAACCCGCAAAGATTACGAGCGGGTGTTCTCGTGGCTTGGCGAAGCGGTCGATTCCCCCATCACGCTGCTGACGCCGCACGACATTGTGCTGGTGCGGGACAAGGCCAAGGCCCGCTATGAGGCAAAGTTCGCTAACCAAGTGGTCATCACCCTGAAGGCCGTCATGCAACATGGCGTGGATTATGGTGAGATCAACACCAACCCTGCGGCCGTGGTCAGCAAGCTGCATGTGCCGATCAAGCGCGGCAACCGCGCCTGCACACCAGAGGAAGCCGCAGCGCTGCTTGACCATGCCCCAACGCAGTTGCTGCCAGTCATTGCCGTGGCGCTATACTGCGGCGTCCGCGAGGGCGATATTTGCCGCTTGCCGCGCAATGCCATCAAGGGTGATTGGCTGGAGTTCACACAAAGCAAGACCAAGCGCTTGCAGGCCAACTTCGTGGTCCCGATGCTGCGGCACACCCTGTCAACACAGTCCCCACACAATGCCACCACCCTGCTGGCATCCGGGCGCGGGACGCCGTGGACCGAGGAAGGCGTGAAAAGCGCATGGGAGCGGTTGCGGAATGATTTGGAGGAGCGCGGGCTTTTAGCGCCAGGCGCTACCTTCCATGGGCTGCGTCATACTGGGGCGAGCCTGTTGGCCGATCTTGGCTTTGAGGAAAGCGAGGTCGGGGCCTTCCTCGGCCATGGCCCAAAAACGGTGTCAGGCCACTATATGAAATCGGCAAAACGGCGGGCGCTGCTCGAAAAAATGGCTCGCGCTTTGGCCGATGCAATTGAGTCGGGGCGCACGAAGCGCGAACAAATTAGTTAAACCTTTTGGAAAATTAGTTAAACCGAGTGTCCGCCTGTTCCCATAAAAAGCTGAAAATATCAATTAGATCAGGTGGTTGGGCTGGCAGGGGCAGCAGGACTTGAACCCGCGACCCTCGGTTTTGGAGTACTGGGTGATGCCAATATCATCAATGGCTTATCTATTTTTGCTAGTTAAACCGACTACGTAAAATCAATGACTTAGCGGCAATCTGGCAAACCTATTCAACGCTTGTCATTACGTCATCGTGCCAGATAGTTTTGGGTGCCGCCAGCGACTGCGGCGTGGCGCATTGCACACCAGTTGCGGCGTACCCGGCAATGTCTACCCAGGTGTCTTCGTTGCCCGGTGAGGTGCATAGCCGAGCCAGCTTCAGGGCTACCATGAGCGAGGCCACATCATAGGCTTCCAGACGCCGCCCCTCGGCCAAGAGGTGCCGCCCATTGAGGTAGGCGGTCATAATCTGCGCCGTGGTGGCAAAGTTGTCCTCGGGGGTGCCATAGGTCTGGTTGCGGTCGCGCAGCACGGCATTGGCGGCGGCGTCGAGCAGTTCCTTGCGGTTCATGCGGTCGTTAACTCCGGTTAACAGATCAGGCGTAGCGTTCTTGCAGTTCGCGTTCTGACCAATAGCGGGCAGCTTCAATCTGCCCATCACGCAGCGTCAGTTCTGAGTATCCATAGGTCCAGCCGGTCATACTCAACCCGGCATAGGATTTTAGATAACCCTGCGGCATTGCGGACCCGGTGTTGTAAACCTGGATGGCATTACCCACACCAAACTTGGGCCGTTCAATCATTTCGCGGCGGTGAGTGTGCGAGAAGCATACCGAGAAGGTGCTTTCCCGCGCCACTGTCTGCCCCGAATTGAGGCCACCCACTTCTTTGCCAGCCAGATTGATGGGGACATGGATGAAGCCCACGCCCTCAAGAAACAGCCACTCCCGATATTCGTGCGTAGACCAGCCATAGCGGGCAAAGGTCTGCCGGATCGGCAAGGTGTAGACATCCTCACTGGTGGGGTTCATCGCCTCAAAACGGTTGGCCCGGTTTTCGTGATTGCCATTGAGGTGGAAGCGCGGGATCAGGTCCGGGTCGGGCGCAAACTCATGGAACGCGGCATAGGCTTCATCGAGGCTATCGACCTCGGTAAGAAAGCCGGGTTTGGCACGGTCATCCATCGAACCGGGCGCGGCATGGGTCGAAAGACTGTCGAGGTCAAGGCTGTCCCCCAGGTCAACGATATAGTCAGGGTTTAGCTCAGCCGCGAGCTTGCCCGCATTCCAAAAGCGCGACTTGTCGGGGATCAGGGGGCTGTCGTGGGCACAGCCGAACACGAAGACGCGCACGGCTTTGCCAAAAGTGTTTGGGGTTGGGGAATAGACGGCCCGAACGGGAACGCGGATGCGGGGCTTAGCGGCGCGGGTTTCGGCATCCATCCGCTGGCGGCGAGCTTCTTCAAGCCGGTGCTGAAACGTGGCGCGGTTGACGCCCAAAGCACGGGCGGCGGCGGACTGATTGCCAGAATGCTCAGCGAGCGAGTTTATAGCCTGCTGAAGCGTTTCACGGCTCAACGGGGCTTGGGCCATCAGTGCGGCACCATCTTGTAAATGAAGGTGGTGATGCCAGAGGCAATGGTCCCCACCGCAATTAACGTCCACCAGCCCCCTTTGGCTTTGACGATGGCGTCACGGACCTCATTGAGGGTTCGCCCCTGTGACTCCATCTGCTTTTCCAGCAATTCCACTTTGGCAATCAATGCGCCCAATTCGCGCTCGTTGGTGGTCATGGCGGGTTCCATCAAAACGGCCGACGACGCTTGCGCTGCTGGTTGTCGGGGTGGGGCCAGATGTCATCGGAGGGCACCTTGCGGCTGGGCTTGAGGCGCATCACAAGCAGAGCGCCGACGATCAGCAGCGCAGCGCCATAGCGGCCAACCAGCGCCCCGACGATCAGGCCAAGGGTGATCCACAGCCACGGCAATGAAGACAGCCAAGCCGTCGCGCAGGTCATGGGTTCGAGGAAGCATGTCATTTCCTGCCCCCCACCGGAGTCTTGGTCTGCATCCGCTTGATGACGAGATAGGCCATCAGCACGTAAGGGATGTAACCGACCCATTGGCTCGGGACGTAGCCGAGCTTCTGCGCCTCTTGGATGGCGTCACCGACCACACCGGCAGCGTAAAGCAGCCCGCCCAGCGCGGTTTCCAGCAGGGTGGACCAGCCCTGAAGTTTCTTGCGGAGGACCGGCACAGTGTTCCACGCAATCGCTGCTGCGACGACGAGGGCAACGACAATCAGGGCAATCATTTGCGGAACACCTTTTTGATAAGAGTGAGGAGTAGCAGCACGAGGGCTTTGAAACCCGTTGCTCCGGCCGGGTGCGGCGCAGCGGGTGTTTTGGGGAACTCATCACGCGGTTTGCCGACCGGCCTCAGCGGGGCCTGAAATAGTCCGGCCTCAGCCTTGCGGCGGAGCGTCAGCCCAGGCAGCACCTTGCCGTTCGACTTATTCCAGCGCTTGAACTCATCAGCGGCACCGGCATAGTCACGCTGGTTCAGCTTTCTCAGCAGCGTTGAGCGCCGGAAAGCCCCGCTACCGATATTGAAGGTGAGCGATACCAGCGCCCCAAACTGGTTGTCGTTAAGCGGCACTTTGACCGCCTCGCGCACAGCGACCTCAACCGCCAACAGATCGGCCTCAAGGATGCGCTGCGCTTCCTCGGTTGTGATCCTCATGCCCTTGGTGACGATTGGCGGGCCAGCCTGGGTAGTATGGCCGTAACCAATCGTGGCAATCTTCCAGCCATAGCCGGGGTCGGCATAGGCTTCGAGGCGGAGCCCTTCATGGTATTGAATAAGCAAAAGCGTGGCTCGGTTGACCGGCATATGACGCACCAATGTAAGGGGGGATGGGGTTAGCGGATGCCGTAAATGCGGACGGAGCCCGCATCGAAACTGCCGCTGGTGCTATAGGCGACGACAACTGATGTTGAGGCCGTAGTCAGCGTTGAGGTGGAGGCTACTCCAGCCGTTGCCCCACCGCTCGACAAAGACAGGCTGGAGGTCATAACGCCGGTTGCCAGATCAACCTCAACGATGCCGTAGACCTTGTTAGCGCTATCTGCGGTGCTGACAACGACAACGGAGTTCAAGGTAATATCTCGAACGCCATATTGCCCTGACACGCCATTGAAGACCGCCCGCAGGAACTTATAGTTAGTCAGCGTCAGGCCACTGAGGGTCTGGCTTGCGCCGCTGGTTGTGGTCAGGGTGCCGAGCAACGTCACGGTGTCGCCACCGACAGGGGCACCGCTCGCCCGCTGATAGGCCACGACTTTGATATTGTCGCCGCTATCCTGCACGATGATCGCGCTATCGCCCGCCGCCGTGGTGATATTTGCCCCACTGGGCAGCACCAGCGTGGTAGCATTATGGGTCAGCGTCAGTGTCCCATCGAACACCAGCATCGCCATGCGCCCATCTGCGGGGGTGGCAAAGTCAATGTCGGTGATCGTGGTAGTGCCGGTGATGTGGAAATAGCCACCTTCGCCCAGCGAAATGGTTGAGGCCGACGCAACATCTGCGCCCTTTTCCCATAGCGCCGCCAGCGAGTCGGGCGTTGCATATTTTGAGGCGTCAGTGCCGGTCAGCACTTCGGTAGTGGACGCCGCCGAGATCGTCGCCGCTGCTGGGTTCAGCAGCACCCAAGCGCCCGCAGCCGCATTATAGCTGGTGTCATAGCGCACAAGGTAAATGCCGCTCGCCACCATGTCGTTAGCCTCAAGCGCACTGTCACCCTGGCGGCGGATGGCCTTCGCGCCCAAGGCATCGACGTTGAGCGTAGCAGCGCCCGTATTGGCCGCAGCGGCTTTAAACGAGGTGAACAGGCCGTTGGCAAGCGACTGGAACGATGAAGTCGTGGTCAGCGTGATGGCATCGGCGCTGCCCGCAACGGTGCCAGTTGCACCCACATCGTCATAGAACCGCGCCAGCATTGAACCGAGGTTCTGCAACATTGTGTCGATGGTGTTGATGCCCGCCGAACCGGCAACCGATTGGCCTCGGAAATCGGTGTTTGACGCGGCAGTGGTCGAGAGGTCGGCCAGATTGTTAAGTGCCATGGTCAGACTTTCTTGAAGGTGCCGTCAGCCTGGAAGCGTAGGCTCTGGCCTTGAGCGTTGGTGTAGAGTTTGCCGACGACGAAGGTCTTGCCGCTTTTCGATTTGGCGGTTTTCGGCGCGGGCTTTGATTTTGCGGCTTCACGCTGTTTCGGTGCGGCAGCGGTCTTACGCTGGGGCCGGTCTGCCGGAATCGGCGCAGAACGCTCGCGCAACCCGGCGCTCATGGTCGCCGGGATCGGCGCAAGTGGCCCCATATATGGTTCACCCGGGCGCGGATCGCGTCGCGCCGGTAGGTAGCCGAACATGTGGAAGAAATCGGCAAGGGAAGCCCCTTGCCCGGTCGGGTCCATCGGGCGCGGGCCGGTAGGAACATTGAGCCCGGTTACCGGCAGCGGGCTCGGCTGAGCATTCCCATACTGGCTGTTGAGGTACAGTTGGGTATCGGGGGCCATGGACGGCATTCCCTGATAGAGCCGTGCCACATCCTCAGCCGTCCGGGGCGAGTCATAGGTGCCCTCGGGCCGATAGGCGGGGATGCCCTCATAGAACTTTGCCCCATCGGCACTGGTAGGCGGTCTGGCGTGCAAGCCGCCCTGAAGCCCCAGCAGCCAATCAACGAGGGTTTTGTCACCCATTGCTTTACACCCTTTTGAATGTGCCATCGGCTTGGGCGACATAGGTGCCGTTGCCGTTCTTGTAGGTCTGTCCAACCGTGTAGGAGTTTTTGGTTGAGGTGCCCTGGAAGGTGCCGGTTGTCCCCGCGCCGCCGCTGCTCGATCCGCCGCTCTTGGTCCATGTCACCGGCTGGCCGACCTTAAGGCCCCATTCGCCAGTGTTCGGGTCATAGACACGCTCGCCGGACTTGAGGCCCGTGGTCACCTGCCCCGGCGAACTGCCGTAGCCGCCGCCATTCGCGCCCCAGATCGCGCCTTGGTTGTAAAGGCCCCCGACGCCCAGCGCTTGGCCGAACTCGCCTCGCGGCGCGACCTTTGGGGCATTGCTGTATCCCGCAAAGCCGGGTTGCGGCGTGGCCGATCCGGGGATGCGACCGGCAGGCGTTGATTGAAACACCGAGGAGAACAGTTTGCTCATCAGCCCACCGCCAAAGCCGCCGAGGCCCAGCACACCGCCATCAAGCGGGTTGCCAAGATTGAAACTGGGTTTGGCTGGGGCGGCCGGGGCCGGGAGCGTGGAGGTGGTGGTCCATGTTACCGGAGCAGGAACCGGCGCAGGGGCGAGCGGAGCGGCTGGTTTGTAATTGGGGTCGCTCAGCGCTCGCATCATATCGACGGTAGTGATGGCCCCTGTTGGTGTCATCGCCTGCGTTGGGGCCAAGGTCTGTGTTGAGACGCTGTAGGGCTTTGCCAGCAGAGTGCGGGCCGCAGCGGGCAAGGGCGTGGCCCATGGAGCTGCTGGGATGATGGACGGGGAAAGATTGCTGGCACCAACCTGCGGTGAGGATGGCTGCACGGGCTTTGAGCCAGCCGACTGCGCGGCAAGCGAGCGCCAGGGCGTTGGGGTCGCATAGGCTTTGGCGGGGGCCTCGGCCTGCATAACGCTCAGCGCGTTCATCGGGTTGTAGTCGGCCGGGAATGACGGCGCAGGCAAACCACGCCCGGTCATGCCCTGCTGATAGCTCGGGGCAGCGCTCGGCGCGGGAGCAGGCCGAGCATCACGCGGCAGCGGCAGAGGCGTCCGTGCGCCGCTCTGCATGGCTTGCAGATAGGGGCTCACCACTGCGGCCACGTTCTTGTCAGCAATCGGCTGCGCCATCGCGCCCTGCACGGCTGGCGTATTGATGTCGTTGACAGTGAGGTCGCCGGTCTGCGGGTCATAGGCGACGTAGGGCGGCAGCTTTTTCAGTACCATGCTGGTCAGAGCCTGATCGCTCAACATTCCAGCCATGGGCTGAGCTTTTCTGATGTCAGCCAATACCTGCACCAGAGGCACGGTCATCGTGACGCTGGAGGGGTATTGCACCTGATTGGATGCAGGGGCCGAAGCGGGGGGCGCTACAGGATTGGCCTCACGCGATATTGGCACGGGTGCAGACGGGTTGGGCTGAGCAAGACCGCCAAGGGCAGCGGTGGCCCCCTTAAACAACCCGCTGAATGTATCCGCGAGAGTGTTGCCGCCCGGAGTCGGGTCCGCTGCCGGCGCTGGCATCTGGCTGATCCAGGGGGCCTTATCGATCGGCGCAGTAGTGAGGCTCTGCCCACCACCATAGCCGCTCAGCACGCTTGTCGGATCGCTGCCAACCATTGACTTGATGGCATCCAGCGCAGAGCCTGTACGAGCATCGGCAACGGTCTGCGGCATAGAGGCAGGCGTGGGGGCAACAGGATCGGGAGCGCGGGCGCTTACATTGACCACCTTCGCGGCATAGTCGCTGTCGGTGGCATATCCGCCCTTCTGCCCAGCCTTTAGTGCCGCTGCCGCTTCCTCAATGTTTTTGGCATTGAGGACTTCCGGCCACCGGGCTTGAATACGGCCATACCAATCAGACAGGCTTTGGGAGAAGCCATCATACGAGCGAAAATTGGCATTGGTGGAAACGAGATTGCCGCCGACTTCTTCCTTGGTTGCCGACCCAACAACCGGACCATCCCATGACTTCCCAGCCTTGATGCCAAAATAGTTGTTGCCGACAACTTTTGTGCCATAAGCGGTTTCAATAGCCGACTGTGCCGCTGCCAACCGCGCCACCGTGTCGTTGAGACCCATCTGGCGAGCCGAATTGTAAACCTGCTGCACATAATCGGTCTGTTTGCTCATGCGTACTCCATGCGTGCAGGATCAACGGGATTGATGAAATCCCGCATTGTCGTTGATGATGGGTGGGGGTAGCGTTGGGAAAAGGAGACTGCGATGAAACCTGAAGGCCCACCGCCAAATTTTTGGACATATAAGTTTTGGCTGACCTTTATCATTCCGATGGGGACGATCTGGGGCCTGATGGCTGCGAGCAAGGCAGGCGTAAAGATTTGGCCCTTCTAGGGCTGGTTGGTCGCCACACCGATAACGGCACCCTTAATTCCCGCCGACATTGCCATTTCCAGCGCCCGCAGCGCTTCCATGTGCGCCTCGGAAATCGCGGCGTTGCGGATCACCCTGTCCAGAACCTTCGGATCCTGTGACGCCAGCATTTTGGCCACAGACTGCAACACCTTCTCATTGCCCTTCTTGCCCATGTAGCGCAGTGCCAAAGGCGCGGCAGCAGCAATCCAAGCGTTGGGATTTCCCATGCCACCGCTTAAGAAATAGCTTCCCGCGCTAGCCGCGCCAATTCCAAGATCCTGCAATTGCTGAGCTGTTGAGGAATTGCCAGTCACCGCTCCCCGCAGCTTGTCAACAATACCCTCTACGCGGGCATAGGCTTCCAGCTTTGCCGCGTTTTCCTCGCCCAAAAACAGCACATTGCGAGCCCGGCCATCCGGTGTGTTGAACAGGGAGTTCAAAAACACGTTTCGGTTGTCGCCGGATTTGCGGATAGTGTCGAGAAGTTCAGATGCGTAGCCAATCTGAGCGCCCTCGCGCTCGTAATCGTTCATCTTCCCCACGGCTTTGGTAAATTCCGGCACCTTGCCAGCGGTTCGCGCCGCTATACGTCCAGCGTCCACCGCATTGTCAGTGCCGAAAAAGAGCGCGGCACCAGACCGGGCTTCCTTATAACCGGAGACCGCAGCATCCAGCGTGTTCACGAATTTCTGCTTAAGCACCGTCAGGTCCGCATAAAGATTGCGGTCGCCTTTTTGAGTAGCCGTTGGCTTGGCGAGTTCAATCATTCCGTCGAGGTTACGCTTCACCTGATTCCAGAAACGGAGATTTGGCAACGCTGTTGATCCATCGGCGTTGGTCCGCAGGCGGAATGCGCCAGTCTCGTCCATGACAAATGGGTTGCGGACAGTCTGAACGCCGTCAACAGCGGCGCGATTTGAGGCCGCTTTTTCGGCTCCCATGACTGCCGCCTTGAACGCATCAGATTGCATGAACTGGGCAAGAGTGTTGTCCCAAAGCCCCTGCGCTGCTGCGCTATTGTAAACCGGCTCGTAAGCCTTGTCGTTTTTATCTGACGCGAGGCGGCGAAGCTGATCTTGGAATCCTAGGTCATCCACCTTGCCGCCGACTAACTTGGTCACGAAATCCGTTGCCCGCGAGGTCTGCCCGACAAAACGGTCCTCCAGTGACTTTTTCAGCAGGTCGGCCGCACCCCCATCGGCATTGGCAGCAGTGCGTGCCAGCCTGCGGGTATTTTCCCCGAAGCGGTCCGCGTTGAACAGCGGAATGCCCGCCTCATCGGCAATACGCGTCCCCTCTTGTGGCAACACGTTGCTAAGGGCGCGGTCTTTGCTGATGGCATTCGTCACGGTTGAGCGGGCGACGTTTTCTGGGGCCATAAATGCTTTGATCGGGTTATAAAATACCTTTTTGCCTGAACGCCCAACCGCCCCCAATGTGGCCCCGGCTCCTGGGATCAGACCCGCCCCCGCTGCCCACGGCGCGGTCTGTACCATTGCATCAAACGGGGCATTGCCGCGTGCCATGCCATCCATGATACCGATGGCTTCGGTGGAAAGCGCCGAGTTTGCCATCTGGGTGCCGAGCGGGATTCCTTTGGACCCAGCAAAGGGCATCCCCAGCATTTCGGCGGCGGCGGGCACTTTTGCAGCCAAACCACCCATGGATCCAATGCCAGACACAAGGCTGCTACCAATGTAAGAAATAGGATACTGGCTTACCAATTTGGCTCGTCGATCTTCTTGCTGTTTCACATACTGACCGGCATCGCCGCCCATGAGGGCGGAAACACCGCCGCCTATCCAATCTGTTGCAGACTGAGCCAGCGGGCCAACTACGGGGATGCCGTTGACGGCACCAGCCATGCCAGCCGCCATTGAACCCATCAAATCCTGGCCAATGTCTCTTGACGGGGCAGGAGCGCCAGTATTCGCGAACGTGGCGGCTTCCTGTTTTGGGGTTTTCGCAGCCCACTCCATAGCGCCTTTGAGCGCAGTAGCCTCATCGGCGGCTTCAACCTTGATCTTGCGCCCGTCGGGGGCTTCGATGGTGTAAACCGGCATTATTCCACCCCGATAATTTTGAAGCCGCCAGAGCCTGTCAAGCTTGGAAGCGAGGGGGCAGGAATGCCACCCTGTGCCTGCGAATTGATGGCGCGGATGTAATCAAGCAGGCGCTGCTTTTTCAGGTTCACCGACTCGACGCTTTCCCCGAGGCGAGGGGTGATGCTTTGAACAATCTTGTCCACTTCAGCTGCAGGGGCGGCAGCGCCTGACATTGCATAAAGGTAGGTCTGGGCAATATTGGAAATGGCGCTCGTGGCTTGCTGGTATTCAGGTGAACTCAGAGCGTACCCAGGTTGCACACCACCAATGCTAGTTGCTGCTACCTGCGACACTGGATCAGACAGAGCGTCAAAGAGGCCCTTGCCCCCTTGGTCATTTCCGAAAAGCACTTGAACGTCGCCAACGATAGCTGTGCTAAGCCGCCCGAAGCGCTGTTCCTGCTCGTTCGGCTTGGGGGCTGTCCCAGGGATTGGCTGACCAACGGTGATCCCAGGCGTTGAACTAGCGCCCACGCTAGTAGACTGCGGCGGGGTTTCAGCAGGCTGAGTTTCGGGGACCGAAGGATAAGGCGACGATATTCCGGGCGGCAGCGTGGGTTGTATCATAACTGGAACCATACCCTGCGCCGTCTGAGTCATACTTTGCTTAGGCTGCATCAAATACCAGTAAGCCCATTTATATGCGTCAGAGTTTTTATCTGCGTTGGTGTTTCCAAGAATATTCATGGCCTGTGCATCAAGGCTTGTGCCTTCAAATATGCCATTGTTAGTCATAGGCTTGGGCAAGGAGGCAACTGGCTTCCCGTCAGGCCCATAACGCGTCTGACCTTCAGCAAGGGTAAAACCTTCGCCAGCACCAGCGTTCTTTTGTTCGTAAGCCATCTTGAACGCTTCACCCGGGCCTATAACGCCCTGCTCCACCATGACTGCAATGTCTGGGAACTGCTGTTTTAGCCAAGCCGTTGTGGCATTCATCTGGCTTTTAGTCAGAGCGTCAGCCTTCAGCTTTTCAGCCTGCTGCAAGTCCAACTGGTTCGCCTGTGGCAAGCCGCCACCTGCAATCTGCAAGCCGTGCTGGATGTTCTGGCCCTGCATCAGCCCGGTGCCGATCGTCCCAAGCATATTGCTATGCTGGTTGGTCCACTGTGCGAACGGGTTCTGATCGCCAAGGAAAAATGAGGCAAGGCCCATGGTGTCGTCCCCTTACATTGCAGACAGCGCCACGCCCAAAATCTGCTGCCAGAGTGGCGCAGTGGGCTGGCTGGTGGTGGTGGTCGATCCAGATGCCCCTGCCGTGCCCGACAGGATGGCTGAGAGCTTGGCGAGGTAATCGGTCGGGCCAGCGAGTTCGGCGGCTTTGCTCGCGTCCTGGGACGCGCCGATCGACTGCTGGATGGAGGACGGCAACTGCATCCCCGAGAACAGTTGCGGCAAGAGCGTTGCGGCTTCGGTCTGGCGGTTTAAGCTGTCGCCATATTGCTTGTAGTCAAGCGCCCCAAGGCTGTCTGTGAGGCCACTCGCGGCGGAGTTCATGTTGCTGTCAGCGCCGAACAGCCCGGAATTGTTGAACGATGAATTGACCTGCTTCATCACATCATTGCCAAGCTTGGCTCGGAGCGAAGCGTAGCCGGGGTCATTCATGCCCAACTCATTGCCCGCGGCCCGGTTGGCATAGGACGACATCGCGCCATTAAGACCCTGCATGAACGCCGGGTTATTGGCAGCGGCAAGCGAACCCGCCCAGCCCTGCGTGGTGTTGGTCCCCGGCGCGACATAGAGCGACTTGCCGGGGCTGTATTCAGCGGCGATGCCGTTGGACAGTTTGGTAAGCGTTGAGTTGAGCGCCGGATTGGTCGGCCCGGTGCTGCTGGTTGATTTGGTGGTGGAGCTACCCATTAGCGGAGCCTTTTCACTAGTCCATTGGGGATGCCGTCAAGCGGCTGGTAGTCGGGCAGGATGCGGGACCAATCCCGACCGCCAAGACGAAGTTCATCACACCCCGCTTCGCGCACGATGCGTTCAAGGGTCTGGATTTCAGCCCGAATGGTTTTAAGCCATTGCTTGGGCGGCAGCGGCAATCGGCCTTCCGCTTGGAAAATACCGCATATTGTGCAGCCGTCTTCTTCGTATACTTCAAGCGTTAGATTAACTTGCCCGCCAGCAGCGCGAATGGCAAAGGTTTGCCGAACCATAGAGCCTTAGCGGGCTTTTGACGGCCGATTGCCCCAAAGCGGGGGCTTTGCCATTACATTCTGGATCGGAGGTTCCGGTAGCGGCATTACCTGAGGGCGACCCCCAAACTGCTGAATCGGGTTGATCTGATCGGGGGCCATTGGCGGCTGCTGCGTGGGAGCAAAGGGAAACAACCCGGCAGGGTTCAATCCCATCTGCTGAAAGAACGCTGAAAAGTCTGGCTGGCCCTGCGCCATAGGGGGCATGGGCGGAGCTTTAGGTTGCAACATGGGGGCAGCGGCACCAAAATTGCGGGGCTGGTAGCCTGGAGTGAAACGCATGGGGTTACCCTATGTTGAGGACTTGCAGGCCGACGACATGGAACTTGCCAGCGGCATCGGATGAAGTGACGCGCAGTTTTGAGCCCTTGGGCACCACGATCCCCTGGGTGAACAGCAGCGCCTTATTGGCCGTGACAGCCTTGGCATTCCAAGTGGTACCGCCATCGTCACCGACATAGACGGCATTGGTGCCGTCATAGAGATCAACCGTCAGATTGGGCGTGGACCCGGCGTGTTCATTGACCTGGAACCACGGCACAGTGATTGACTGATTGCTGGCATCAACAACGGTGGTGACCGTGTTGCCGGTGACGCGCACGGCAATGGGAAGCGCTCCAAAACCGCGAAACTGAAACACGCTCATCGCACGCCCCCGTTCACCAGTTCGACATCCTCAAGCCCATTGGCATAGGTCCAGATGCTGGATGCGGGAACAATCTGCTTGAGCGCGAACAAGCGGCCCCTGCCCCGCAACGGCACTCGGCCCGAGTCGGTCACCGTCACCGGGTCTTTCCATGTGAGGGTTGCGGCGCGATTGTCAGCAACGCCGAGGCTCAGCGTTGAGGCAACGGCATCGCAATTTGGGGTTGCCCAGTTGACCCAGCCCCATTGCGGCATGGCAACGGTGGACGAGATCAGCGTGGCTTCAAGACTGCTGCCCGAGAAGGTGGCGAACTTGTACGAGCCATCCAAGGCCCCGAACAGCAAAGCGCCACCGGCCCACAGGCGCGAGTCGATGGTTTCTGACACGCTGTCAATCGTGGAGGTTAGGGTATCGATTGATACGCCGGGGGTGGCAATGCGGGTCAGCGTTGAGGTGGTAACGGCGGCGGTGAAGAACTCATTGAGTTGCCAATCGTACCCAAGCAGCAGCGTTGACGACAACCGCCACCACACGACCTTGTTGTAGGGATCAACCGCGCCCATGACGTTTTCATAGTTATCGGGGGTGATCTGCGTGGCAAGCCAGCGGTTGACGCGCTCGGCCCCAATCGGTTCGTTGCCGCCTTGCAGAGTGAACTTATAGAAGCCATCGGTGGCGAGGTAGAACACCATGCCGTCAAAAGCCACGATGGATCGGTCAGACACCGCGCCACGGCCATCGGCCACCTTCTGGATTGAGTAGAGCGCCGATCCGCCTGTGCCGAATTGCACGAGCCGCATGGCGTCTTTCTGGAACATCACGCCCGCGCCGTTCTTGATGTCGCGCCCACCGACCAGTTCGCCGCCGTCTTCAAAGGTTTTGCCGTCTGCGCCCTGTGTCGTCCAATTGGTGTGGTCACCAATGGCTGAAGACTGAAAGCGCCGGGGCGAGCCCGAGACGCCAAGGCCAAACACCACGTTGTTGCAGACGAATAGTGCCTTGGCCGCAGGGCCACCGGATACCGCCGAGTTGGCACCACCGGCATCCACATCATAGGCTTTGAGCCCGGAAGTGGTATCGGAATTGAGGACATATTTGCCGAACTGCGCGAAGGCGACATCATCGCCAGTGGTCACAGTGCGGCCCGTCTCAAGGCTTGACCAGGTATAGTCGGACGCCATCAACTGGATGGTCGTGGCTGTCGCGGCAATGATGGCATAGGAGCCGTCATTCTTGATTGCAGCAATGACACCACGCGGCGCAGCAGAGAGCGCTACGGCCCCGGAAGCCGTAACCAGTGCCGGCATAGGCCCATAGCCGAGCCCAGACGGGGCAGTCTGTGGCAAGACATTCTGCGCCAGCGTAGCAAAGCCAGAATTGGGGCCACCGACATCAGGGCGAAACGGTCCAAAGGGCAATTGCATTACGGCATCACCATCGCAGGACGCATTTCAACATTGCCGAACTGCGCCACCTGGTCCTGCGCCATCACGGCGTCGAGATCGGCTAGGGCCTGCTGCCACATGCCCTGTGCCAGCCCAAAGTCGCGGGCAAAGATCGCTTCCTCGGCAAGGCAGGCGTTGAGGTAAATGTCAGGGGCAAGCGTCAGCAGCCAATTGCTGGTGGCGGCGGCGGACAGCGGCGTAAGCTTGCTGTCGAACACTAGAATGAAGTCATCTGTGGTGAGCGGGGAAACCTTGAAGCTTGTGCCCCTGATCGCAAACAGGCGGGCGCTGTCGCTCAGTCCCCAGGGGTTTGAGGCAAGCAGCGCATCCCATGACACTTGGGTCAGCGGGGTTGACCCAACAAGGTCTTGCACCACAGAGCGCAGCCCAATGAACCCCGAGGGCAGCGTTGCTTCACCATTGGCGTCAGTGGTTAGCGTGGTTGTGTCCATGCCGCGCCACGATGAGGCTAGGCGGCGGTTAAACTTGGCCTCGGCATTGCCAATGAAAATATCGCGGCGGGCGGTGGAATAGGCCCGCTCTGTGTAGTCATTGATTGCGGTTTGCAGGTCGGCATAGCTCGCAAGTGACGGCATCAGACCTTGCCTTCCCGGCTTCTAAATGCCGCGTTGTCTTCGTGATTCCAGAACCAGCGCATGAAGTCCTTGTCCCCGTGTTGGAGGCGAGGCGCGACTTCGGCGTAGAACTTGTTGAGCGGAATGGAGCCGACTTTGACCATGGGGACGTTTCCGCCCTTTTCGCTGCCCGAGCCGTAGGACCAGCGGCGATTCATGCTGTCGGCGCGTTCGGCGGCCGCTTTATGCAGCAGCGCACTTTCCGCGATATATTCAGTTTTCTGCACCATAATCGGGGTGCCAGTGACCGGGTGCGTGCCCCTGCCGACATAGCGGCGGAAGTCGGGAGTGGTCTCAACCAATTCCCAAGAGCAGTTCTGCACCTCGGCCTCGGTGAGGCGGGTGTTCATGGGGGCGTTCTTCCATCACGGAGATCGCTGAAGGGGAGCGGCGCGACATCCCGGAGGCATCGCGCCCGCTGGCGAAGGGCTTAGAGGTAGACTTCGGCAATGCCTTTAGAGCGCATGTCTTTGGCCTCGGCCTCGGGCACCTCAATAACGGTTCCAGCCCATATTTTCCCAACCATGCCAACGCCGGGATAGGCGGGTGGGCTCATCAGGTCAGGGATAAACTCGGCAGTCTGGATGATCTGTTCGCGGCCACCGGCATCCTTGGCGCGGATTTCCGGCCGATTGTGTCCAACGATGCGGACAAGCTGGCGCGGCACGTAGTTTTTCTTAAGCTGCATGGCGATGGGCTTCTGCGTTGCGGCAGAGGCAGTCTTGGCGGGGGCGTCGTTTGACACAGGTCCGACCTTTCAATTGGGGGAATGAAAAAGGGGCAAGCCCGAAGCCCGCCCCTTTGATGTTCAGTGTGCTAGAAATGCTTAGCTGACGGTTGCAGAGAAAGGCGTGGCCTCTGTGCCCGTGGCCGAACCGATGACCTGAACGTGCCAGATGCCCGAGGCGATGTCCTTGAGGCGGATGCGGTCGCCCTTGATGCCGCCGGTCGTCGAGCCATCCATGGTGATGGTGTCGTCCGACGCGCCGGTTTCAAAGGCCACGGCGGTCGCGCCGCCATCTGCCGCGTTGATCGCCACACCCGACATGATGTCGGTGGCATTCGCCACTTTCACCGTGGTCGTGTTGGAGGTCACCGTAGTGCCCACAACGATTTCATATTCCGCGCCCGAGCCATCGGAGGCCGGGAGCGTGAAAGCGATGCCAGCGGCACGGTTGGCGACAATGGCGGCACCAGCGTGGTTGCGCTTGGTGATGGTAAGCGTCGAACCCGTGACGCTGATCGGCTGCATAATATCCATTTGTGGATGTCCTTATGGAAGGGAAAGGGGGCGACCGAAGCCGCCCCCGAGATCAGGTCACTTAGGCCGAGGCGCTGACGCCGTAGAGGTCGGCCACAACACCGTTGGCCGCTTCGTTCTTGACGAGCAGCGTATATTCGGTGAGCAGCACGCGCTTTTCCGCGTCGCCGGTCTTGGCGGGCTGTTCCATCATAATGTCGCGGAACACGCCGAGCTTGATCGTCGAGGGATCGAGCAGGAAGGCGTTGCGAGCGGTGCTGGCACCGGCACGAGCCAACTGGCGGTTGACCACCACGTTGATGAGGCCAAAGTCCGACATATAGGCATCGGCGGCACCGATCAGCGTGGTCGGGCCATTGCCGGTCAGGTTCTTCTGGCTCGGCACGATGTCGGACGCATCCAGCAGATTGCTGAACACGGTTTTCACATAAGGCGACACCATCAGCACGGACGGCGAACCACCCGCATTGTAGGTGGACAGGATGGCTTCATCCATCAGCGCCTTGGTGAAAGCCCGCTGGGTGCCGTTGGTGGCCGCATCCACGACATTGGTCGAGGTGTTAAAGCCGCCCGACGAACCGCCAGAACCGAGGCTGTCATTGGTTGCGAGCCAAGCCCGCAGACCGCCGAGGGTGCGGTTGGTTGCGCCATTGCCCGAGCCCGCCGAGGAAGCCTGGTTGCTGAGCAGAGTGACTTCACGGTCAATCTTCAGTTCAAGGCCCTTCTTGGCGGTCTGATAGGCGATTTCGGAAGCACGACCGGCCTTGTCAGCCTGTTCAAGCGAGCCCGAAACGATGAACGACTTATCGCTGATCTGCGTGTAGTTGCCGACACGCGAGGTAGCGGTGACCGCATCATAGGTCCAGTCGTTGCCTTCCGGGCGGTTGTTCGCCGTATCCGGGGTAGCGAGGGTATCAAGCTGCCACTCGGGATGGATCGACTTGACCGACTGCGTACCGATCAGCGAGGTGAACGGGACTTCTTCGGGCGAAATGCGGTTGATGGTATTGGCGAGTTCTTCGCGCAGACCCTTGGCGTCAAAGGTCTCAAAAGTATTTGAAAGCTGTGCCATTTGTGGCGATCCTTACAGATTGAGGGACTTGAGCAGTTCCACCGCGTCATCGATGGAGCCTGTCTTGCGAAGCCGCTCAGACCGTTGCTGGAAGTCTTGGGACGCTCGTGCCCTCGGGTCCACACGCCGGTTCTGGCGCGGGAGGATGGGCTTACCCTCAACCTGTTTCTGCGCTTCGGGAGCGCGAGCGAGGGCCTTGCGGTAGCGCATGGCGTCTCGGAGGATGAGGTAGGCTTTGTGCGATGTCAGGGTGCCGATGTCGTCAGGCGTCAGGCCCCACCATTCGTTGCCCTTTTCAACCGCCTCTTCGAGGAATGACCGTGCCTTGGCCGGATCGGCAAAGAGCTTGTCTTTCTCGCGGAGGGTCGCAAACTCGGCTTGCAGCAACTGCTGGGTCTGGGTCTGCGTTTGATACTGCGCCTGCTGCTGAAGCTGGGCGCGTTCCTGGTCGAAGGCATTGAAGGCAGAGACAGCCTGTTCATAGGCGTCCCGTTCCTGCATGTGCCGCATGTAGCCAATCGGGTCCGTTTCCGGTGATCCGGTAAAAGGCTGGGGCGGCTGGGGCAGGTATCGCTGTCCAAAGCTGTTGAGCTTTTCCGCAAGCTGCATCAGTGTTTGAGCCTGCTGATCTACCGTGGATTTAGTCTGCTGGATCTGGTCGCGTTCCTGCGCCAGTTCCTGCGTCTTCCGCGTGTAGTCGCGCTGAAACAGATTATTGCGCTTCAGGTCGGCAACGGAGATCACCGTGCCATCCTCAAGGGTCACCTTAGCGGTGTCGGGAGCAAAGCGCCCGCCCTTGATGTCGGCATCTTGTGGTCCGTCCGAGTCTTCGGCGGCTTCATCCGGGTCAACGTCTTCCGAAACATCGACATCAGGGTCTTCCCCGTCATCGGCTTCGGCAATCGCTTCGTCCTCTTGATCTGTTGGGAGGTCCGTTTCCGGGTCCGCTAGAAGTGAGGTCAGGTTTTCAACGCCCTCATTAATCGACAGGGGCGCGTCATCAACAGTCCCGGCGTCAGCCGGGGGGTTGTTCTCAGACATAGGGTATGGTCCTTCTGGCCCATCAGGGCGCGGGGCTATGGCGCTTCACAGCGCGGGAACAGCCGGGTTCGCGTTAAGCGAGCGGCTGGGTCAGAGGTCGCTGCCGCCATCGAACTTGCCAGCGGCAAGCAGGACGGCGCGAAGCGCATCTCGAACATCGGTAAGGCATCCGGCCATCGCCTGGAGCCTCAGAATTGCGGTGGTGTCGCTCGCCTCGGTGACCGCCAATTGCTCAAGGGCATTCTGGCGCACTTCGTCGAAGGCAGCGGTTAATTCATCATGGCGCAGCAGGTCATCAACGCGCTGCGCCCGGTAGGAAAGCGGCTCGGTCATTCCCACCCGACCGTAACGCCAACATTGGCGAGGGTGGCATCAAAGCCGACATAAATGCCGGTGCGGCACAGCACTTCCAGTTCAATGGTATGGCCCGGAGTGGTCGCAAACACCCACTCTTTATAGAGCACGGTGCCGCTTTCGGCAGTGTTGTCATAGATGGTCAAAAGCCCAGCCGTTGGCGTAGCCGTCAGGGGGGCAATCGACACGTAACAGACTTTTGCAATGCCGGTTCGAACCAGCGTATCGGCGGTACAGTGAGTAAAATTGGATGCCATGGTGTCCTCGTCAGGCTGCAAGCAGCAGCAGTTCGATGTCGTCTTCTTCCTCGTCATCGAGGCGTTTCAGATAGGCAGCGAGCGCCAGGGCAATGTTGTCGCTCTCCCCGGCCAAGGTGCTGGGGATGTAAAAGGTGTCCGGCAACGCGGCTTGGACGATCTCCGGGGTGAACCCCAAAAACCTCGGGAGCAGCGCGTTGACCTCAGCCGCGATTGCAGGGCTGACCGTGCGTTTCTTCAGCCGCTTCGGTGGGCTTGCCGCTTCAATTTCCGTAACCGCGTCGTTACGGTAGACCAGATAGCGCGTCCGACGCCCGCCACCACCGCCACCGCGTCGAAGGGGCGTGGTATCTAGCCCAAGGGCCACAATGTCAGAGGGTTCAGTGGCTGCGAAGCTGACCGTGAGGGTGTCAGCGTTGCTGAGAACAAACGCGGTAATGTCGCCGGCTTCTGTCGCTGCCAGCGCCAACGTATGGGACGCCGACAGCGCAATGGTTACGCTGTCGCTGGCCTCGGTTAGGGCAAACGAGGCAACGACAAAATTGCCGCTGACAATGACCGCCGTATCGGTAGCTTCGGTTGCGCCTAGACTAAGCGTTGTTGCCGCACTGAGGCCAATGCTGGCCGAGTCGGTCGGCTCAGTTGCCGTGAGGCTGGCCGTGTGGGTAGCCGAAACAGCCAGTGCCGCCGTGTCGCTGTTTTCGTTTGCGGCCAGGCTGGCAAGATGCGCTGCACTAAGTGCGATACTGGCAGCGTCGGCCGCTTCTGTAGCAACAAGCGATCCGGTAACCGTGGTGAGCGGCGTGTAGATAATAAGCATAGCGCCCTGAGCGCCATCGCCACCGTTACCGGTTGTGGACGAACCGCCGCCACCGCCGCCGCCGCCGCCGTAGAGACCAGCAACGCCACCTGTGCCAGCAGTTGCTGTACCGGAGTTACCGCCACCGCCACCGGCACCGCCGCCGGGGCCAACAGCGATACCCGTTGACAAGATATAATACTGGCCGGGTCCACCAGCACCGCCAGTTTGACCCGTATTTGCA